GCGTCATCTGGTGTTTTCGCCGGTGGTACTGACGAATCAACATTTTCTGCTTTTACTGGTGCGGGTGCCTCTTCCTTTAGATTGCCCAGGCCGGTAGCCCTCTTTTCGTTCTCTGCTTTTACAACCTGCTCTGCTGCTTCCGGACCTGTAGTTTTGCCGTCTTCTATCAGGGCGGCGATCAGCTTCTCATGTCCAGGCATACAAGACGCCTTTACTGCCAATACCCTCGCAAGCTCGTTCTTGGCACCGATTGACTCTCCGACGACCTGCCCTTCGGTTTTCCCTTCGACCTTGCCCGCATCAAACGCCGATGCCTTGACAGTTTCGATACCCTCTTGTGCTTTTGCTTCGCCCGCCGCAATCACTTCCTGGTATATACCAGGATGCTCTTTCTGTAAGGCTTCTACAGAAGGTGTTGACTCTTTGCTAAATAATGACATAATCTTTTCCCCTATAAAATTTTTTTACAACTGATTTGCTCCGGTCTTATTTAACCAGTGCGTTAATACGCTCAATCAATTCAGTGGGCCCCATGATCCCGTCTATCAGACCCGCCTTGATACCCTGAGACCCCACGAACAACCTCCCGGCAGCCATAGTTGAATTAACCGTGTCCACGTCCACTCCTCTAAATCTTGCTATGTCAGACACGAGGGCCGTGGTAACATGGTCCACCTGTGCCTGTAGCTCTGTCCGGCCCTCCTCTGTAAGAGGTTCAAACGGTGAGGATATTATTTTATATTTCCCGGTTGCGATCGGAGTAGTCTTTATGCCTATCTCCTTCTCAAGTCCGGAGATGTCAACGTGGTTGATCAGTGCAGAAAGCGAGCCTGTGACAACTGTCTCGTCAGTGATAAATATTTCCTCGGCTGCCGCGCCTATCCACATCGCCAGTGATGCCATTACGGTGCCGGAAATGGCTACAACCGGTTTTATCGCCCTGGCCTCAAATACAAGGTTTGCAAATTCCTGCGCACCATGCACAACGCCACCAGGAGAGTCGATATCCAGCACGATCGCCTTGACGTTGTCGTCTGCCACTAGCTGCTTGAAATCCCTTGTCAACACATCAATAGTCGAACCACCAAAGAGTTTGGAAAATATATCAGCCTTTGGTGTTATCGGCCCCTCAATCTGCATAATGGCGATGTTTCCGTCAATAAAAAACGTCGGAGGCATCTCACCTAAATCAACATCGAGCAGGTTTGCAGTTTGAGTTAAATGCACAGACTCTCCGTGGACCGCTTTTTTGAGATACGCCATATAAGCGTGCTGAGTAGTCACGAGCTGCTCCGGCAAAATCGCCCAAAACGTCGGCATAGTCAATAATTTATCCATAATATTAATCACTCCTTTTTTGACCCACAATCCTGTCATCCTGAATTCATTTCAGGATCTCTTTATCCTTTGCAGTGGAATCCTATTTCTTTGCCTTTGCGTCTGGCTGTATCCACTTCCGAGTTTTCTTATCCTTCACAGCTTTTACAGTCGATGCGTGCGAAGTCTTCACCGTCAGGCAATAGTCATTTGTTTCTGGATCTATCCGTAACGACCTTGACGTTATCTGGTAGTCCGTTCCGCTAAGATGAACATCTTTAACCGTTGACAAAAGATCTATCAATCTATCTGGAACATTTACAAGGACCTCAATCGCTTCTCCCTTTTTATTCTCGATGATTACTTCTTTATTTCCTACCCTACTCTTGCCTGGCTGTTTGCTCTGCTTATCCCCATCACTCATAACTCACATCTCCTTCAAAAATTATAAATTCTTTACTTTTAAGCTTTTTCCTTTTTTCTCTTTTTCTTTGCGTGCTTAGCGCCTTTGCGGTGAATCCCTTTTTATCCGCTTTTACCTGCGTCCGCTTTACCGCCGCTCTCAACAGGTATCTCGTCCAGCCCAAACGCACTAATCTGTTTCTTCTCCCGTGAGGATTGCTCGATATTCTGGTCAAAGTCCTCTCCTATCGCTGCCGCCTCTCCTGATCTGTTTGTCAGTAAGAGTTTTATCCTCTCGCCTGCCGCCTTTGTCTCCTTTACCGGGTCTATCTGTCCTGGCGATGGGCCGATCCATGTGTTACCGAGATACGCCTGGCGGATAATCGGATCATCGAGAAAACCGGGAGCTGCAACCCTGCCGCGCAAAACTGCCTCCTCAAGCCACGCCTCATATACCGGATTACAGAAATGGTTTACCAGCCACGATCTGCGTGTGTTGAACATCTTCCAGGCCAGTAACATACTCGTCCTGGCCGCTGAATAACTTTTCTGGAAGTGCTGCACCAATACCTCAAACGGCAATCCCAGCGCAGTACCGATCTGCCGGAAAATAGCCTCGACAAACGGCTCAAAGTTCTGGTTCGGACGTTTCGGATCTGCAAACTCTATCTCCTCGCCGGGTGACAGCCTTGCAACGGAACCCATGCCCAGCTTGTAATCCTTGTCGGAAGCCTTTCCGCCAGTCTCTGCGCTATCCTGAAAAGTAGCCAGGCCGGTGGTTCCGGCTGGAGATTTGACGAATACCGTGAAATATGCGTTGATAACCGCTGCCGCGATCTCTGCGTTTGTGAATTTTCCCAGCTGTTTGAGTAATTCTGTAACAGGCGCGAGGTACGGCACGCCTCTGGTCTGGTCCGGTCTCAGTTTTTCATACACATGGATAATGTTCCTGCGTCCCGACTTAGTAAATACGTTCCTCTTCTCCCATTTTCGTTCATAAGGAGTCTTTACAGTGCCCGGATGCGTTGTACTTATATGGTATTTATGGGGAGATCCGAAATCGTCCTTTTCTACCCCGGCAGTCAGATTGACCGTGTCCCGTGCGTCGCCTTCGTTGCGTACCCTGTCCGCCTCAATTAATTGGACCTTCAATCCGTATGGAGAAGTTGATCTCACTTTGTGAGCCAAAAGAGCAAACACGTCCCCGCTCTCAAGCGCAGACCGAAAGACCAGACTTGTTATATCTGCAAAGTTGCCGCCTCTGTCCAGGGAGCAGTCAAGGTTATTCGCCCAGGACTTCCACTCCCTCTCAGTATTCCGCTGCCACTCCTCCGCTGGATCGACGTCCATACCGAGAACACCTCTGTCTATTCTCGACTGCATTTTGAGGCCAGAACCCACGACATTTATGCAATTCGTATTGATAGCACCCGCCGCGATAGGCTGATTACGCAGTAAATCTCTACTCCGTTCCCTGAGAGTTTCCAGATCATGCAATGTATCTGAGTCGGCGTCTCCACCGCCCGGCTGCCAACCAGTAGACTGCCTCCGCTTCCTGGACCCGCCATAATACGACCCGGCCCGCGCTTCTATCGACCCATTAGCCAGATACTGTTTTTTGACAATCGCCGGAACAACATCAAGATTGATTTTCGATTTCATAATTTTCCTTTTTCACTAATATCTCTCGCAAAGGCGCAAAGCGCGCAAAGTTTTTTTATCTGTTTTTATCTGTGTAAATCTGCGTCCTATTTCTTTTTTTCTTTTGTCGTCACAAAAAACCCAGATTCCTCATTGCAGATCACCCAATGTGCAGCGACTGGCAACGGGTTGCTTATTTTTAGTTTTTCAATCCTTCGACTAGTATCAATATCACTTTGAAATTCATATTGTTCAATCATTTCTGTTCTGTCGGCAAATTCATGATGTATTTGCATTAAAATCGGTTTTTTAGTCTTATTAGTCATTATTTTGTTTTCTTTACCTTTGCGGTCTTCGCACCTTTGCGAGAAACTGCTTTTTTTCTTTTCGGTGCCACCTTCACAACCCCCGCACACTTCCCGCGATCGTCAATTGGGATCACCTTGAGATTACAGCAGCAACTATCTGGATCGTGGTTGAAGCAAGTCTGGTTTGCACAATGCACCTTGCTCGTCGCATCAATCTCAAACCTCTCAACCTGCTCCTGCTTTTTATCACTCATAACTTTTTCCTCTGTGCCCTTTGTGTCTTTGTGTGATGATTGTCTTTTTCTTTTCTTTGCGACCTTTGCGCCTCTGCGAGAGACATATCAATCGTCAATAGCCGTCATGCCATTTATCTGGATTCCGGTATTTGTCGCCCTGTTGATTTCCATTTTTAATTCAGATCTGAAATCTCTCAGATTTTTAAGCTCTTCACGTTGGACGTTCATGTCCGCAGCGGTATACGCCTTCGCATTCATAACCCTTGATATTGCAGCCTCGCACTCTGTCAACATTGTACTAGCGCTCATTCTATTCTCTCCCCTTCGTTAATCATCCCGGAGCCGCCCGAAGTATTTGCAACCTCCGGCTCTGACATTTTCCTATGCTGTTCGGCCAATCCGTCCAGCATCTGCACGATAGTAAGGTTCGGATAAACTATAAAAGCCACGATATTAAGAGCAGCTATGTTATAAACAAACAGATCCAGTGCCTCATTGCGGTCCCTGGTCTTCACCCATTCAAATTTTTTGAAACCCTTTACATACTTAGTCTTCTTTTTCTCAGCTGTGAGCTGCTTGAAATACTCCTCGGTCAGAGTGGTAGGAAAATGGATATAGCCGGGACCAGGCTCTGATATAGTCAGTCTGTGAAAGAGTAGATCTTTCGCTGTATCCGTTCCGATCATGTAAAGATTTACACCGTTTTTCTGCTTCGATGGTTTTCCGCTTATCGGTTGGCCCGGTAGACTGGCGCCTTTTATTGCGTATACGTTGAGGTGTTCCCGCTCTTTTGCAAAATCATATACCTCTTTTGTATGATGGCCGCCGGTATCTACTGCAGTGCAGACAATTCGCATCAGGCCGCACTTGTGGACGTATGTCTTTTTAAGAAATACGTCAAGATTCTTCCATACAGTCGGCAAACCAGGCGATCCCATTAAATACTTTGTTTCTAATACGAAAGACTCCTCAAATGTCGCCCAGCCGACAGTCTTTACCTCCACGCGATCATCCTGAACGTCAACCGACGCGGTGATGATCACAATATCAGAGTTGATCTCCTTACCAAACTCCTCTCGCCTGTTATAAAGGCCGGTATATTCGACCTCTTTACCCTGCGACTCCCACGACTCCGCCAGGATAGTGTTTGTCCACGTCTTCTGTAGCGGCTCGCTCTTTAGCTTTTTGAATTTCAGGAAATCTTTTACAATGTCCGCCCAGGAGAACCAGCCTATGGGTGAATATAATGCGTTCAGGTGAAAGCCCGGACACGCCCCGTCCTCCTGGTTCTCGGCGATCCACTCGCCTTTGGCCAGCATTTCCGTCTTGTACCTCTCTTCTATAAGTGCGGCGCAAGTGTTGCACATATAAGTGACATCGCCGATTAGGTTATATTTTTCATCTCTATCGAATTTGATATTCTTCCAGG